GGGAGGGGTTGGCACCTCCGGTAATTAGCGTTTGCCTTAGCTAGGAGGTATTCCCAAATTCCCCGTACTCTATAGCCATTTACAGGTACTTTTACCCGACTCTATCGAATAAGGGGAGGTGCCCCCAAATTCCCCACACCCCATACCCGCTTCAGGGCACTTTCACCTGATATTGAAAATAAGGGGTGGTTTGAGAGCGGGAGGCATTTACCCCTTAACCATGGGGGTGAATGGCCACCTTGGGCATCCTGGTGAGCGCAATGGGGTAGAATGGCGGGTTATCGAGGCAGAGGCGGTCGGTTCCCGGCTGGCGCTGGGGCTAGGGGGATGTCCATTAGGGAAGAAGATTCAGAGGGGGAAAAAAGTCGGTTCCCGAAAAGTCGGTTCTTTGTATATACTCTTAATCTTAAGAGGGGATCGCAAGTACGTGATTTTATTGAATAGTGTCGGTTCCCAACTTTCCCTAAAAGATTCGGTTCCGGATCGACTTTCGAATAGTCGGGAACCGAGTTGGTTTTAACGGCTTGTGGGAACCGACACTTATTATACATATCAATGGTTTACGAGACATAGTCAACTCGGTTCCGGAGTGTCGGGAACCGACTTTCGATAAGCCGCCACTAGGAGTTCGCTATCGTCTAGCTCGATTAGGGTGGCCCCCTGGTCGTACATGGCTTCCAGTACGGTATCCCACTGACCAACGTTCATGGTGCAAGACACTTTGCCCGGTTTTAGGATTTCTTGTAAGTCGAGAGCTATTTCAGTCAGCATTGGTCGGTTCATAAAAGTCCCTTGTGACGAGCTGTGCCGCTAAGGTTAGAATCTCCGGATGGTGCGGTTTGCCGGTATTAACTTCCGGATCGACTCTTTCCAGGGTGCCGGCGTCAACTAGCGCCGTGGTGGCTATGTTCACGAGCTGCTTGCGCCCTTCTACGGCTTGGCGTATCTGCTCCCTGGTGGCTGGTCCGTTGTCGCGCAAGAACGCCAAAACGCGGTCTTTGTAGTCGTCAATCATGGCATCCTCCAAACGTCCGCCTAGAATTGCCCATCCGGTAGCACGGTCAAGCTTGATATAAGTGCTATCGAGGTTCTCCCCGCTGCGCAGGTCAGACGATAACAGCCGGTGCCGTCGCTCCCCGAATCGCACCAGTTCCAGATAATAGGGCGTCATTGCCTTGACTGTGGTATGGCCCATGAACAACGATCCGACTCGCGCGCCGAGTCCGGGCTTGGCGGTTGCGTGGTGGACGTAGAGCGGGGTGATGCCGATCCGCTTGGCTTCGAGATCGAGCGGCACCATGGCCTTGGCAAAATCCGGTTTGTTGATATCCGAGCTTTCAAAGAATCGCTCCAGGGTGTCGATAATCACTAGCTTCGAGCTGGTTTTGACCGCCATGTCCAATACCCAATCGGTAGCGCGCGCCGGCACCTTGCCAACGTGGATGCAGAGGTTGTCGTTCTCAACCAGATGGATTTGGCTGCAAACCGATTTCATATCGCGCCGGCTATTGTCGATCGATACGTAGAGGCACTTCGTCTTTGTCGTGCGTCGGCCCAAAAAAGGCGCCCCTTGGGACACCGCCAGGGCTAAATTCAGCGCCAACGTGGTCTTGCCGCTGCGCGGCTCTCCGCAAAGCATTGCCACTTCTCCGTAAGGCACAAGGCGGTCCCAAATCCAACGCTCGCTTTCGTCGTCCTCGGTCGCTAGGAAATCCCTCATGGACACGGGCGTCGGCCAGAAATCCAACTCCACGCCGTTAACCTGCTGCTTGGCATCCTCACTATGCCCAGGCGCGTACTTGTAAGCCTGGTCAACCTTGCGCCGAGCATTTAAAAACTTCGGCACGCAGTTAGCCGCTGCGGTCTCGCAGAGATCCAGCGCCATCTCGTACGGCACATCGGCGCCGCGCAGCTTGCACGCCAGCTTGAATACCCCCTGATCCCGCTGGCCCTCCGGGATGCCTGCGAGCGCCCCGGCTGTATCAAATGCCGGCTTGGTCCCGTTTTGCGCAGGCGCGCTCATGGCTGCGACAAACTCGGCCGGCAACTCGCGCAGGTGTCCGTTGATGGGCTTCGCCCACTCGTAATGCTTTCCCGACGAATGAACGCTCGGCGGGGCAACAACGTAGCCCCCGTCGCCACGAAAATCTATCTGCGGCTTTACTCCCGCCTTGTTTGGGAAAATGCCGTCGCTATGCGAGTAGTACAGGTGGAACCCCTTGCCGGTGGCCGCGACTCCCACTGCGCTCATGTCGCCCAACATCGGCTTCAAGTCGGTCGCCGCTTCGGGTGAATCGCAGTCAATCACGACTACCCCCGATACCGCCCCGGTGACGATGCCAATGTTGGCGTCTTTCCAATTCCGCCACCAAATTCCAATCTGCTCACGATCGGCGCGGGCAGTTTGGAACTCGGTCCAGGATGGTATGAGCGGGATTTTGTCTTTGGGCTTGAGCGGGATTACCGAGTAACCCGCGGCTTCGTATTCGAGAGCGGCATCACGAAGCGCGTTAGCCATTGGCGCCCGCCTCGTCTTCGACTAGCGCGATTAAATCTTGGATGTCGTAGGTGTCGCCGCACAATGCGCACGTCATCACTAAGTTCGGACGGGCAAAGCGCAGATAGGGGCCGTCTACCGAATCGCAATTCGGACAATGTAGCGCGTCTCGTCTCTTGGATTCCATCGCACCTCCACTAAAGGTTTGAGGCTGGCGGGGCGTAGTGGGCGCCCCGCCGTAGGTAGCCTCGTCGCACGTCCGGGAGCTACCCGGTGCGCCACTCTAAATCTTTTCAATTTGCCAAGTCAAGAAAAAAAGAATAAACCTCGGGCATGGAAACACAAGCCATCGCTCATTTCGTTTTCATCCCCGTCGCCTTTGAGAACTGCTCCGACATGGCCAACAATACTGAAAAGGCCGATAAGTTTTATTACTGGACTATTTTCGATAAACGAGTTGAAATAGGCAATCAGTGAAACTGCGCATCAAACTCCCCGAGGAAGCCGCAGAGCTGTTGCGCGAGGCGGCGCAAAAGTCCAATATGCCAGTTGAAGATTTTGCCCGCGTGTGTATCTTTAGCGTGCTCGCAAATTATGCCAAATCGCAGGACTTCGATCCTGAGACAACCATTCCTCCAAGTGATGTTTCTGATACAGTTTGAATTATGCCTGCTACACCTGATTTCAAAGTCCCTGTTTTAATCGGCAGAGATAAGCCGTTGCGCGATCCCGCCACCGCGGAGCGCGCCATCACCTCGGCTATCAAGGCGTTTCTGAAGCAAAGCGAAGCTCTCGCCCAGGCGGACTATACTTGCTCGCTCAGCATCGCCGACGTGCGCAGGCTACTCAAGAAGGACAAAGACGACTTCGCCATGATGCTCGGCGTGTCACGTGAAACACTGAACGGCTGGGAAAGCTACTTGCAGGTGCAACAGGTAGCCAGCGCCATGAGCTTCACGGTGAAAAGCGTTGACTCGATGTTTCGCTTGATCAGTTTCGCCGGCGGCGGCCCCGACTCGCGGCCCGACTTTTCCCTGGGCGACTTGCTCAAGTATCTTACCAGCGATCAATTCGAGACGTTTAGCGGTTGGGTGGAGGAGGGCCGGGCACGGGCGAGCAAAAAACAGCCTGACGGCTTGGCGCCGATGTGATGTACGCTCAAAGCGAATGCTGCAAGAAGCCGGCGCAGTACAAACTGGAGGACGCGCCGGCGCAAGCGCTATTTGCCGGCTGGATAGTCTGCCTGCACTGCAACAAGAAATATCGCCCGATACACAAGGGCCATAGCGGCGGCCCGACTCCGGATAACTGCTTTATCTGTCAGGAAATGTTGAAGCTCAAAAATGATTGATCTCATCCTAGAATTAGAGCGCTGCCGGCGCGACCCGCATTTTTTCATCTTCGATTCGAAGTTTTTAAAAACCAAAGATGAGCATGACAGCGAAAATCCGATCAAGCCGGTGCCGGATTTTCCTTACCTGCGAGTTCTCATCGACTGCTTCATGGTCGCCGGCAAGCTGAAAAAACCAAAGGACGCCAATTATGCGCTGGATATTGGTATTGGTATTGGCTTTCTGGACCATCTGTACCGTTCTGGTGTTCTATTTGTCGAAAAATCCCGCGACTTATTTGTTACTAATATTGTTTGCTGCTATCTCCATTGGCTTGCTAAATACATACCTTATCGACTGATCCTGGTTCAGTCCAAAAACGAAGACGACGCGGCCAACTTGGTATTTGACAAAGATCCCGACGCGGCGCGCATTAGTTTTCAAGAGAGCAACTTGCCCGAGCACGTCCGCTCGACCAACTTAAACAACGCAAGCTTTGCCCGTGTGCATTTCAACTCAGGCTCAAGAGTGAGAGGGATTGCCCAGGGCGCGCGCATCATCCGATCAGAGCATCCATCCGTGGTTTTTTCCGACGAAGGCGGTTTCCAAGATGAGTTCGACTCAAGCTTTACCGCGTCTCTGCCGGCTGTACAGGGCGGCGGTTTATTTCTGGCGGTTAGTTCGGCTGAGCCCGGTAGTTTTCAAGCTATTGTTTGCCCGGACCAGCCCAACACCGAAACGTCATTACCGGGCTTTACCTACCGCTTGGCCGATCAGACTATCCCAGTCTTGCGAGTCCATTATTCGTGTCATCCAGAAAGAAAGCCTGGCACGGTTATCGGCGAGGCGTGGAAGGAAGACGCCGCCATGCGCTATCCGGGCGGCACCAGCTCGCCGCGTTGGAAAAAGGAGCAGGAGATAGACTACGGCGCCATGTCGGGCACCCGGTTGTTTCCCGAATGGGAGCATTGGCAGACCGACCGCGGTATCGTTATTGCGCCGTTCGATCCGGTGGGTTACAGGCTGTATGGAAGTTACGATCACGGCTGGCGTAGCCCGTCGTCTTACCTTGTTCACGGAGTATCGCCCGATGGCGATATCGTCACGCTATGGGAGTTTTATGCGCCAATGGTTCCCGTCCATCAAATCTCGGAAATCATCAAGGGCAACCGCATTGTCACTGAGGACGGTCGAATATTTCAGGGCAACCCTTTTGCCCACCGGGAAATTTCTAAGGTTGCAGATCCTTCAATTTGGGCCGAAGATGTCCCGCAGGCCGACAAGACAAATAAAAGTACCGCTTGGATTTTTGAACGGTGTGGCATCTATTTTGACAAAGGCGAGCTTGGTGGAGATACGACGGTCGCCGAATGGCTTATGGGCTATTTTTGGAAGGACGCCAACAGGCCGCTCTATCGGATTACCAAAAACTGTGAAAAGCTCATCTGGGAGCTGGGCCGCCAGCGCTTCAAGCAATTCAGTGAGAAAGTCGCGCTCAACCGCGAGCAGCCCGAGGAGTTAGTCAACAAGGACAATCATTCGTGGGATTCGGTTAAGATGTTTCTGAAAAACTTTCCCCCGCCGCAAGCCAAGCCCGCGCCAACAGTGCAGGCCAACACGCTTGAGTGGTGGAAAAAACAACAGCGCCGGGCCGCTCAGGGCTTGCCGCTGTCAACCTATAGGGTGCCGGTAAATGGCTGAAAATTTCTTTTCCCGCATGGGACAAAAGTTAGGGATAGGCGGTGGTGGCGAGAGCCCCGAGGCCGCGCCTGAAGACAATCCACAGAAAAAAGACACTCACGCTTACCGCCAATGGAAGCAGCGCATCGAGAAGGCCAAGAAGGCGCGTAAAGAGTGGGAGGAAGAGTACAAAGTCAAAGACCTGGAAAATTACTATCTGGGCAAGCAGGGCTCGAACACCATTACCGTGTTCAATTACTTCGCCGCTACTGTCAAGGCCGAACAACCCGAACTGTTTTTTACCCAGCCAACATTCTTGGTGCGGCCCCGCCCAGGCAAGGGGGGGCCAGCCAACGATAGACTGATAGCGCGCGCGGAATCATTGCTGAAATCCATCGCTACTCAGGACGACAATCTGGAAATATCGGGCGAATTGGCCACGACGCAGAGTTTTTTCAGGATCGGCGTGTTGAAAGCCATCTATGACCCCAAGATGGAGCCCAACCCGCGCGCCGGCCAGCCAATCAACATGCACAGCGACGACGGTGCCCCGACGATGGGGCCGGACGGGCAGATGCAACCGCTCATGGACCCGCAGACGGGCCAACCGTTGGTTGAGCCCGACATGGTTATCAACGACGAGCTGTACAGGTGGGAGTGGGTGGACGCCAAGAGGATGGTGCTACCAGATGATGGCCCTGATCAGCGTAAATGGGGCTGGATCGGCGAGGAAATCTCGGTCAGGCTCACCGAAGCGCAGGCAGATGTCCGCTTTCCCGAGGATTTGCGACAGCAATTTCGCTCCAATGAGTCGACGGACCCCGATAGCCCCAGCAGCGGCAAGCCCGATACCGGATTTGACGGCAAGGACGAAGACGATGAGATGTTTCGCTACTGCGAGTGTTACGATATCAAGAACAAGCGCTGGTACATCTACGCCGAGGGGCAAACCTTCGACAGATTCCTGATTGACGACGTTTTACCGGAAGGCATCGAGGATCATCCCTATGCGATTTTGGCCTTTGACCCTATTATCGGTCCTAAGCCTTCTGCTTGGCCTAAGCCGCCTGTATTCGACTGGAAACCGATCCAAAACGAGTACAATATCCGGCGCAACCAGATTACCGAGGGTGCGAAAAGAACCGCCCGCAAGGTCTATTACGACGAATCGATCTTTCCCGACGAGATAGAGGCATTGAAGGCGCTCCAGTCGTCGAAGGACATGGAAGCCGTCAAGGTCAACACCGTCACCAAGATCCCGGTCGGCGCCGAGGACAGAAACCAAAGCCCTGACATTTACAAAGACATCCAACTGCTGCAGAACGACTATCGGCTGATTAGCGGGCAGACCGGCGCCAACCTGGGCGTAGCCGATGCCAAGACCGCTACCGAGGCGTCCTTCGCGCAACGGGCGAGCACTGCACGCACCGCGGATAAGCGCAAGGTTATCACCCGCTGGATGCGTCAGGCCGGGCGCAAGATGCTCCAGCTTGTCCAGGGCACCATGACACTCAAG